ATTTAATTCTCTGCGTATTTTATCCGCATCTTTTAATTGCTGACCAACCCATGCGCCTTCGGACTTGCCTTGCTCATAGCCTTCACGCCATTTTGAGTGACTAAAATCTTCTTCAAATTCATCCATGATGGCTTTTAGCCATACTTCCCTATCATGTAATGGCAATTCTCTCAGTCGTGCGATAACATTTCGCAGATAACGTGGAGTTACATCTGCGTGACATGCTTGTGGTTCGTCTAGTTTCCGTAAGTTCGCTATAACTTTTTTCGTACTGGCATTTTCAGAAAAATTACTAATCCGCTCATACATACTAATCAATTCCTGTTTATTCATTTTCCATCTCCTCAATCAACCAATCCAGATTCTTTCTGGCTTTTTTTAAATCTTCCAGCCCATTCTTGCTTTGAAATCGCAATAGATACTTAATTGCATTACCCCAATAAAAGCCTTGCACGGCTGTTAAATCACCTGCAAAATTACGGACTACCTCAATGGCCTCAAGACCAAACTTGCCCTTGTAGTGATTCGGATTGTTGACCTTGTCTTCTTCGATTATTTCATCTAGTACTTGCTCATATGATTTTTCTTTCATTTCAAGTCCTCCTCTTTCACCCACACGCCATCAATTAGCTTGCCCTTACGGTCTTTGATCTCATTCCACGCTTGCGACAAACAGTCTTCAAAATCAAGCCCTTGTCCTTTAGCGATTAATTCTGTACTTGCTACGATCATTTGGATTATGTTATAAAACATAAATTCTTGATGATCGTTTGAGATGTGATATGATAATGTGCCAATTAACGTTGAAGTCATCAACATAATATCTGATACGCTATTACCATAATGCAAATCAGCAATTGTTTTTATCCCTTGTTGTTGCGCCAAAATAATCAACACAACCACCACATCACCAATTGAATCTTTAACGACTTCCTTGTTTCCCTTCGCAAGACCTGAAGCCAATTCTCCAAATTCTTCATAGAGCTTTAGCATCTGCTTCTTGCTATCTGCCTTGTCCAGTCCACGGTCAATAGACCATTGCTGTACGTTTGTAATTAATTTATTTAATTCCACTTTAAATACCCCACGATTTTTCCAAATGCATTTCACGCTTGAGCTTGCGTTTTAATTTTCTCAACCGCTCTTCCTCAGTCGTGTTTTGCGTGCTATCAATTTTTAATAAATACTTCTGCCCAATCTCGACATCCCTGTCTCTTTTAGCCGAGTCTAATTTCTCCCTCAGACACGTCTCAAAAAATGCCTTATCAAATACAGGCGCTAACCGAATCATTGTATTCACGGGAGGTAATCGCCCCCATTTTTTTATCAATACGGATCCTAGAGCCTATGTAGCTCACCTCTTTTTCATTTGATATAAACGTGCGCAGAAATTCAAATACATTCTTGTAATTGCTCTGCTTCTCTTCGATGATTGAGTAGAAGCGGTTTACGTTGTTCATGTTTTCACCTCTTCAATCTCTACCTCTATACGAGGGTTCAGGCTGTAAAATTTCTTAGCGTGGATTTCTGAAACTTGCCCGTCGTCCTTCCAAAGTAGCGAACTGTCGGAAATGCTATCAAGTAAGGCCTTTATGTAATTATCTAGGTCTGGCTTCTTGTAGACTGGCATAGTTTCATCTGCTAAGGCCTGCTGATTCTTCTTGATTTTCTTGATGTACTGCGGGGGCGATATGTAAAATACGACTGCTAGCCTGACAGGCCCTTCTGCTACTTTATCAAGCAAGCACTCCTCGGCTATTAAATCCGTACATTTTCAGCGCCAAGTCTTCATATCCCCTGTCTCGTAAGTCGTAGTAAAATTGCCACGCCTTGCGAATCTCGGCCTACTTTGTGGCTTTGGTTCAATATTTAGTGTTAATTTCATGATTTCATTTAAAATCCACCAGCCAAATTTGAAGAATTGTGAGAAAAATGGCTTGGCTGGTGAAATCCTTTACGTCATTCGTCCAAGTATGACGCTTATTTTCTAGGTTGCTTTTATTGAGATTCCCAGCTCATATATTTTTTTATCTTTTAGTGTCTAAAAAAGTCGGGTTTTAGGTCAGGCCAACCAGACCTGCCAAATAATGCAATACATTCTTCCTTGTTTTGATGTATGGCAAATGTAATACCATGCGGACAGCCTGTGTCATGTGTTCTGAGAATGTCTTTTACTTGTTTTCTCATAATTATCACCCAAATTTTTTATCTAGCTCTTCCTGAGTCAACGGCTCGATATTTTGATAGCCCTTGACGATATAGTTAGTCTTATAATCAAATCCTAGCTGACTGAGTCCGTTCTTAAATCGGTCTTTGTCTTCTGTTCCTTCAAAATACACTTCCAGAATCATTTTTTGCGTGTATTTTTTAAGGCCGTTTTCAGTCCCTGTGACGGCTTCTTCTTGATTCTGAGCCGATTCTTCTCCATCCAAGATTTCGCCTGTTTCGGGGTCAAAATGACAGCCTACGATTGATCTTAAACCCTGTCCTTGACTTGAGGTTTGCTGAGGTTCCAAAACTTCCTCACGTTCCCTCTCTGCTCTCTCTTGAGCAAGTCGAACTTCTTCTTTTTGCTTTTCAAAGGCATAATCTGCCTTGATCTGCTCTAAGACTTCCACAAGGGTTAGGTCTCGCAACATTCGTAGGTATGGCTGGTCAGTCATGCCGTACTCGGCACATTGACCAGATATGGCTGATTTAGCTTTTTCAAACTCTTGTTGTTTCTGGAACTCAAATGTGACCAGATCATCTAATGATTGCATTGTGGCTTTCTTCAAGGTCACCCCGTCGGCCATAAAGTCACCTGCTTTGATGTACTCAAGGGCTTTCTCGTCGAAAATCCGAGGGTCTAGCATGTACTCAGCCGATCTATTAGCAATATAAGATTTAACCGTGTCCAGTCTCAGGGCCTTTTGATGATCTTCAAAATCCTTTACGTCTTTTGCAATCTTAGAAATCGTATCAGTCAAAGGCTTCTCTGTTGCTTTGATGTATTCATCAAATTCATCTGCTGATTTTGACAATTCACGCTTGATCTTGATGCGCTCGTCTGAGATCTGTTTGCTGAGTTTTCGCAAGTCGGCTAAAACTTTCTTGTCGTCCTTGATGGTTGAAGCCGTGACTGTGTAATTTTGATATTTGGTCACGACTTCGTTTATATTTTGCTCAAATTTTTCTCGGTCGATAATCTCAACCTGCGCTTGTGTTACTTTCGCTTGTAATTCCTGCATGTTTGACCTCCCGTCTAATAATTAAGGCTATTTCCGAGCGGATCTTCTTGCATTGGATTGGTTTCTTGCAATGGATTTTCTGGCTCTTCTTCGACATCTACAGGTTCAATCTCTTTCTTTTGCCGTTGTTCCTGCTCTTTATTAAACTGCTCAATCTGTGCTTGCTTGCGAGCGAGTACGGCTTCACGGCTTTCTTGAGGGGTGACATCAATAGGTTGTGACTGATCCATTTCATCAGTCGTATATAGACCGCCTACATTTTCGCTGAAAGCTTCCCGCATTGCAGAAACTAGGGCCACCTTCCGGATCATCAGCGCTGGCATTTTGGCCCACATTGATTTACCTGTGTTGTAGGCTTTAAAGTCTGCGTCTACTTCGATAGGATATTTACGGTCTTTGCGATAGACCTTGGCCCAACCACCAAGCAGGACGTGATTCTTGCTATGGATTGTCCCTGTAATGTGCTTGATCTCTCCCTCTTGGGTCTCTACTACGATACCCGCTTCAAATCCATCAAAATTAGGGTTTTGTTCTGCCCGCTTCATAAAGGCATCTTTAGAGACCACGACCTGCGCTGGATTAGTCCCGTATTTGATAAAGTAAACCTCTTTTGTGAACGGGTTAAGGTTTCGCTCTTTACAAGTTGCGATAAAATAAGCTAGTTCTTCATCATTGGCCTTGCCTGATGGGTCAAGATATTGTCTTACGATTTTAGCGTTCAATAGTTGCGGGTTCGTCAAGAAATCCCCTGCGGTTTTAGTTGCCACTTGATTATTTGTCATTTCGTTTCTCCTCATTAGTCCATCTCGCATAGCTGTCTATCTATCCAGCTATCATAAGCTTCATCTTCGTTTTCTTCTGGCTCTGTGTACGGTTCTGGCGGTGTGCTGAGCCATCTGTCGTAATCAAACGGCTCAAGCATGCAGAGCCTCTTTCAGCTCTTCATGGAACTTGTCTAAGTCAACTGCTTCAACCTTCGATACTCTCATCTGTGATGTTTTAATCTGGCTCTTGTATGCCTGCAAGCCTTCTTGTCGTTCTTCCTCACTTCGTGGCAAGTAGTATCCGTTATGTCCTGCTTGCTTAATCGCAACTACTGGAATGCCGTACTGAAATACCAACCGCTCGATGGCTCTTTCGACTGACCGCTTGCTCATACCTAGCATCTGTTCAATTTCTCGTCTAGGTCTTGGGCGTTCGCTACCGATTGGAATTACTTGTAAAATCCTCTTGTGTAGTTTATCCATGTTCTACCTCTCTTAATAATGCGCATAGCATTAAATCCTTAATCTTCATTTCTGACGCTACTGGATCGCTCACTAGTAGCTTTTCTTTCATGACATCTGACAGCGGGTAGAACATCCACTCGAAGTCATCGATCATTTGTGATACTCTGTATCCTGTTCTTTCGTTGTTCAAATGCTCCTCCTGCTTTCTGTATCATTTTTGAAAATAAATCGATTGTGTTTTGATCCTGCTAATATACGGTCTAATAGGCTAGGCTCATACAGCTGTTTTAGTTGTTGACCAGCGTAATTCGTTGTGATAATCGTATTAGTCCTGTTTTCTAATAATCTATACAAAATCGACTGCGCCCAACTGCTACCTTCTTTGATCGAATTTCCTACACTTGATTCTTTGCCTAGATCATCAAGCACCAGAAAGTCTACATCCTGCAGGAATTTAATGGTTCTTTTCTCTTCCCACTTGGAATCCTTGTAATTAAATGCTTCTTTTATCCGATCGAACAGTTCAGATACTGGCATATAAACAACTGATTTTTTCTCTCCAAATTTTTGGAAGCTCTCGTTTAGAGTTTTAGCCATGCCAAGGGCTAGATGGCTCTTTCCTACTCCTGGAGGGCCTTGGAAAATTACATTCCCCTCATAGCGTCCTTTTACGTAGTCGCTTGTAAATCTCTTTGCGAAATTAACGGCATTAGCATCTTGCTCCGTATGTATTTCAAAATTTCCAATTGTCGCTTTTGCAATTTTGGGAGAAACAATGGATTCTCTTTCAAAGACTGCATAGCTCTTGAAATTTCTTACTTGCTCTTCTGCTAATGCTCCAGCTTGCTCAATCTCCAAATTGATTTTTTCTTGCGTACATTCAGGGCAGAAGGAAAATGTATTGCCTGTGCTTGGATTTGTTGTTTCCCACAACAGAACCGTTGGATGTATATTGCAATGCTTATCAATCGTTTTAGTCCTTGCACAATGCGCTTCTCTAAGTTCTCTTACTGTTTTAATGCTAGCCATATTAGATACCTAACTTAGGATCATAACCATCATCTAGCATTGTCACCTTACCTCTAGTAGCACTTCTTGGTTTCACTCGATTCTTGACAAGCTCAGGCGTATTTAATCCTGCTTTCTTCCAGTTTCTCAATACGGTTCTCATATACGACATGTTGGGTTTGGCATAGTCAACACACTCTTTAATTGCTAGTTTGATAACTTCCAAGCTATGCTCTTCTAGCATGTATTCCATATCGTCAAT